ACTTCTGCCTGAAGTTCCTTCTGCATCTGCCGCAGGAGAGACAGATCCGCTCTTGTCAGTTTTCGGCTTCCAATCTGATACGACTGGCCGCCAATCAAAACCGTGTAAATTGCTGCGTTTACCTGTTTCAGCAATTCCCCGGCATTCATCTGCTCAATGCCTTCCATCGGCAATTCCTCCTATACCCAGTTTTCGTTTGCTTTTATCCAATCTTCTTCAGGAGTGTACTGCTGCTCCTGTGGCTTCTTTTCCTCGTTTTCCTCTCCGTCTAAGTGCATTGACCGCACCTGCATGATATCCGCTGCGGCCAGCGCATACACTTCCGCATCCAGATAGTGATTGTCAATATGCGACTGCTTCGGAACCCATCTCTGGATTGTCTTCTTCCCCGACTTCGTGTTGATCTTGTGCTCCGCTGTGACCTGCTTCGCATATTCCATGTCGCATCCGTCATACACCATCCATGAGCCACGGCCATTTTCTTTTTTCATACGTGCCGCAATCATGTCTTTGTATTTGTCACCATCCACAAGCGCCAGATTCATCCCATGCGCCCTGCTGTCCGGCTTATTGATTTTCGACAATTTGAAGTGTGACATCATCGGATTATTCGCTCCTTTTACCGGAAGCGCCCAATCAGAATTGTTCGCACAAAAATCATAGGTTCCATCAGCATCAAATCCAGAGTCGATCAGGCACAGGCATACTACAATCTTTTCCCCGTCCTCACGTTCATACGATAGGTTCATCACTCTCTCTATGTCCTGAAAAGACGTTGCTTGCCCGTGTGCGATATTCTGTGATGTGATGAAGTTTCCCCATGCTCTGATAGTCCAGTACAGGCTTGTTTCCTGCACATCGACTCCGCCTGTCAGCATTCTGGCCCATCCCGGAACCACGAATTGAGGTACGTCCGTCTGACGCTCCATGACAGTGTCTTCCGTTGTTTTCAGCTTCGTGTCTTCCCACGGTTCAGCCAGCCATGAGTTCACGAAGTTCTGAAGTTTCTCCGGGTCATCTTTTGAGTCCAGAAATTCATTTGCAATCTCCGCCCATGTCAGGAATCTCGAATACAGAGCGTTCAGCCAGAATGACACCTTCCTCGGTTTCCCTACGCATGTTTTCTTCACATCTCGCCATTCGCCCTTCCGTAGCATCTTTATCTTGTCTCTGTCTGTAATTTCACAGCCGCATTCCTGACATACATACACCGCATCCTTTGCCCTTTCAGCATTCGTCATTCCTTCTTTTCCTTCCGGGAATTGAATCTGTTTAAACGCAAATGTGATGTATTCTCCGCAGTGCGGACATGGCACAAAATACTTTCTCTGTTCGTCCGCCTCCTCATGAATCTGCCAGACATAATTTGTCTTCAGAGTCGGAGTGCTACAAGTGTATATCTTCTTGCTATACGTGTAGGTCCTTGTCCTTTCCTTCGCCAGATTGTACGGTGATGCCTATTTTCTCGATGCCCCGTCCATTTTGTCAATCTCGTCGAAGAAAAGGTATTTAATGGATTTTGATGCCAGCTTTCCGGGCGAGCCGGAACCACGGAGATAGATTCTCATTCCACGGAATTTCAGGTTCAATTCCTTTGAAGAGTGTTCATAAAATCTCTCTTTGATCTCCGGTGTCTTCGACAGCGACGGTTTTATCCTGTCGTTTGAAGTGTCCTTTGCCAGATCATCACTCGGATATACAATCATCGTCGGTGATGGATTGTCCATGATAATCCATCCGAGCATATTCAGCATCGCTTCCGTTCCGCCTACCTGTGTGGGCTTGCAGAAATTGATTTCCTGAATGTACGGGTCATTGAATGCGTCCATGATTCCGACCAGATACGGAGTGATGTCATTCGACCATCTGCCGGAGAAATTGCTGGATTCATCCAATATTCTGTATTTCTCCGCCCACTGGCTCACCGTCAGCTTCTCCGGCTTCTTCAGTGTCGCTTTTATTGTATTTACAAATAAATTCCTCGTCCGCTGCCGTGAGCGCTGTCTTTCAGACGATGACAAAATCTCTCACCCCTTTACTCGCTCTCGTCATCGCCCCTCTTCATCATCGTCCATCTCTTCCAGTATCTGTGATGCGCTCTCTTTGTCTATTTTCAATGGGTCATACTCTGATAATTCCTCCAATGCCTGAAATATTTCCCTTTCCATGATGTCCAGAATGACGTTTACATCGTCTTCTGACACAATCAATGGAGCGACCTTCTGCGGAACCGACAAAAGCCTATTCTTGAAATTGACGAGCATATCTGTCAGAAATTCCTCCACATCGTCAGCCTCATGCAACTCTCTTCTAAGCCTTCGCAGCTTCAGAATGGATATCTTTTTCTTGATCTGTTCATGCTCGGCCTGTTCCTTTTCCTTGTTGTAGCTTGTACCCTGCTGCACTTCCGCTTCGAGTTTGTAATTTATGTATTCCGGCACACATTTTTCCAGACAATAGTTTTTTGTCTTCTTTTCTGCCGTCATACCCCTTGCAAACAAGCCAAATTCGTTCTTTAATTGCCGGACACGTCGGTCTGTGATTCCCAAAATGGCTGCGAGTTCTTTCTGATTTACATCCATTTTTCGATTTTTCACCCCATTTCTGCGTCAAAAGCGGAAGGAAGTACCCACATTTTTTCCATTTCACAGGCAAAAATATCGGACCTTCCGCGCTCCGCAATCCGTGTCCCCCCTCGGAAGTACCTTGCGCCCCTTCCGCACGTTTGCGATCTTCGAGACGCAGAAAAGGGAGCACACCCTTCTGGATGGCTCCCTGCTCTCGTGTCTTCTCTGTGGGACGGTGTGGCTGCTCCGCTTGTCTCTCACTCGTCCGCTTGTCCATGCTAACATCATAGCACAGTGTAATGTCTCATGGTGTCTCGTCTTTCATCTTCTTTCATCTCCTGCTGCCTGACAGCCTTCGTGCCATGCTCTGCTGCGTCCTGCTGCCGGACAGCCGTGCCTCTTGCCTGCATGATCTGCACGTGCTGCCTGACCTGATCTGTGCTACTGCCTGCCTCTGCTCCTGCCGGATGTCCTGCTCCCCTCATACTTACACTGTCCTCATGCTGCTCCTTCTGTCTCCTTATACCCTCTGTATGCCCTTATTTTTTCTGTGCTTTATGTATCTTTATCTGCTGTTTTATTCTCCTTCCTGCGCCTGTTATACGGCTTCTGCGATGCCTCAAAATATTCCTGAAAATAATTCCGGCAGCAGATAACCCACATTGTTTTTTTCAGGTTTTTCTGCTGCCTTGTGATGGATGTGATGTGACCTATATTCTTACTATGTCCACAGACGTTTTCGCCTGCTGCCGAAGCTGCTCTTCATCATGTTCTCTGTGTCCTTGCTCCCTTCTTTTTTCTCTTATCCATTCTCTCTGTGCCGCCCTCCGAATTTATCCGCTGTTTTTTTGGCACAGATTTTCCAGATTTATTTTCCGGCCTTATACCCCCACTTGATTTTTGGGGATATTTAAACATGCTCAATTCCTTATTCAGCTTCCAGTCCACATAATCTCCTTCGCTCTCTTCAATCATGTGCAGTATGCGCCCATTATTGAGCAGCATCTCCATCGCCTTGTTATACCTCTTGTTGCACTGGCTGCGTGACATCGGTATTTCTTCCTGAATCTCTTTCCACGGCTTCATGTCAATGTGCCTTAATTCGCAGATTTCTCTTTCCAGACTGTCTACTGGCAAATATTCGATGATATCCATGACTCTGACGATGGTTTTCTCAACTTCTTCTTTCTGTGCGTATATTCTTTCTTCAATATCGGACAATTTCAGCAGTATACTGGCCGCCCCGTTTCCGTTTCCTGAAGAAGACCGTGGCAGCGGCTTATATCCTATTCCGCCGATCGGAGCCTCCCTTTCTTCCGCAATATTTGACAGCCTATCTTCAAGCTGTCTTTTTCTCTTCTCCGCTCGATACCTCTGACCGAGCATCCACTTCAGAATATCTATCTTTTCATTCGCATCCATCTGTCATTTCCTCCTGCTCCTTATTTCTTCTGGTTTAACCAGCCTCTGCCATTCCCTAAATCTTTGTATTCGTATTCAGGCGGCTCTTTATTTTGCTGCTCCTGCAATTCTCGCCAGTATCTGTCCTTGCTTCGCTGCTTGATGCAGTCAGTAATAAGCGATACCACCAGAACAATCGTCACACATACCGCAACTATCAGAAATTTTTCCTCTTCCACTTTCTTCGCCTCCGTTTTTCTTCTTTTTTCCGTTTCTTTGCTTCTCTTCTTGCTGCGTCTTCTTTCAGTGCCTGAATCTGGATTTCATCTTCCATTCTCTGCTGCTCTGAATATTCAGCCGTGTAATTTTCCCGGTGAAGTTCTGTGTGAAAATATATTGCCATGCCGATGAAGAACAATGCTCCAACGACCACAATGAGGATAAATAAGATCAGCACTACCCAACAGAAAAAAATCAACTACTCTTCCCATCGTTTTTCCTCCTTCCTGAAGAAGATCGGCCGGCCTTTTTTCTTTTCTTCTTCTCTTTTTTCGACACTCTCCCGACAGCTGCACTTGCTGTCGGGTCCGAATATCCCTCATGGTTTTTCCCTTCTCTCATAGCTTGCTTTCCCTCTTCTCCGCCGCTGGTTTCTCATGTTCCGCAGATGCTGTTGCCTTCTCACCATCGGCATTCCCCTTCTTCTTCGCTCGTTATTTGACATCATCAGCTTTTCTATCTGCCATTTATCCATTCCGCTGCAAAGTTCCGCAAGTATCAGCGTCGCTCTTTTCCATGCTTCTTCTACTTTCTCCGCCGTCATTCCGAACTCTGCGAACTTTTCAGCAACACCCTCGAATACTTTGTGTGATTCTTCATCCATCTGTCCAATTTTCTTCAGATAATTTCTAAGTGCCTTGCCTGCTGCTTTTCCGGCTTCCCTCCATATTTCCTCCGGGTCATTCTCGCATATCTCTGACGCTTTCGCATCTTCTACCGCTTCGTTTTCTGCCCTTTCCGGCCCTTTTTCATCCTTCTCTGAAGAAATATCCGACTCTTCTCTTCTGCCCTCTTTCTGCGGCTCCTGCGCATCCTTTTTCCCGATTATTTTCTCTTTCAGCCATCTCGCTGCGTCTCTTAATCCCATTTTCTCACCTTCTTTCTCCTTTTCTAGCTGAAAGGCAGCTGTTCATCATCTGGCGCAGGTATGAATCCATCATAATCTGGCGGAGCAACTTGTCCTGCTGCCGCCTGTCCGTTTCTCTCTGATGCCGCCTTGCTTTCCGCAAATTCTGATTCATCCACCACGACCTCTGTTGTGTATACTTTTCTTCCTTCCCGGTTCGTGTAGCTTCCGGTTTTTATCCGGCCCGTTATTGCTATCTTTGTCCCCTGACGCAGATATTTCTCGGCAAATTCAGCTTCTCTTCTGAATGCTACGCATTGTATAAAATCCGTATTTCGCTGATTATCCT